CTCAACACCTGAGAATCCAATCAGAAGATTTATTATTGGACCTCAGATCTTCAACATAATCAGAAGTGCATTGATGGATCCAGAGATGGAAGAAATGCCAACTGACTACGTGAAGGGCGTGGACTTCAGAATAACTAAAACCACAAAGGGTGGTTATGCTGACTACTCAACTTCAAAATGGTCGAGAAGAGAAAGAGCGTTGGACGAGGCGGAGAGAGCCGCGATCGACACACATGGGTTACACAACCTAGGTGACTTCAGACCAAAAGAGCCAACCGAGGCAGAGGTGAAAATAATCAAGGAATTATTTGAGAAATCTGTTGAAGGTGAGGCTTATGATCTTGAACAGTACGGACAGTACTTCAGACCTGCAGGGATGGCCTACAATGCACCGCAAACACCAAAAGCGGAAGCACCAGCGGCTACAACAGCACCAGCGTCTGAACCTGCACCAGCACCAGTGACGGAATCTGCACCAGCACCACAACCAGCGGCGAGTACGGCTCCTGCAGGCGACAGTGCCAAGAGGGCAGAGGACATACTGAAACTGATCAGATCAAGACAAGCAAAATAATCTGACATTTACCAAGGCCCAGATATTGACCATTTGGGCCTTGTGTAGTAATATAGAGTATGGATATAAAAAGAAAAATTGTAAAAGCAGTGGAATGGATATTGATTAAACAGATACCTGCATGGGTATTGATAGTGGCAATCATCCTTTGGATACTGCTGTAGGAAATAAATTATGACAAAAGTGTTTGACGCGACAAAATTTAGAAAAAGCATTACGAAATCAATTCAAGGACTAGGCATAGGGTTCAGTGATCCAACAGACTGGATATCGACAGGCAACTATGCACTGAACTACCTAATATCAGGAGATTTCAACAGAGGCGTCCCACTGGGCAAGGTCTCTGTACTAGCAGGAGAATCGGGCGCAGGAAAGTCATACATTGCATCGGGTAACATCATAAGGAACGCACAGGAACAAGGTATTTTTGTAATCCTAATAGATTCAGAGAACGCACTAGATGAAACCTGGTTACAGGCGCTGAACGTTGACACATCAGAAGACAAATTACTAAAATTAAGTTTATCTATGATAGATGACGTAGCGAAAACAGTTTCAGAATTTATGAAATCATACAAAGACGAACACGCAGACAACAAGGAAGGCGCTCCAAAAGTTTTATTTGTGATAGACTCGTTGGGTATGCTGTTGACACCAACTGATGTGGACCAGTTCGAGAAAGGTGAGATGAAAGGCGACCTAGGTAGGAAGCCTAAGGCACTTACAGCACTAGTTAGGAACTGTGTGAACATGTTTGGTAGTTGGAACGTTGGACTTATAGCAACCAACCACACATATGCATCACAGGACATGTTTGATCCAGACGACAAGATATCAGGAGGTCAAGGCTTCATATATGCAAGTTCCATTGTGATTGCAATGAAAAAACTTAAACTTAAAGAAGACGAAAAAGGCAACAAGATATCAGATGTGAGGGGTATAAGAGCGGCATGTAAAGTCATGAAGACCAGGTATGCCAAGCCTTTCGAAAGTGTGCAAGTGAAGATTCCATATGACACAGGCATGGATCCTTACAGTGGACTCGTGGATCTTTTTGAGAAAAAAGGTGTGCTGACACAACAAGGAAACAGGTTAAAATACATCGATTCGAATGGCAAAGAGCACTTAGATTTTAGGAAAGCATGGACAGGTGATAAATTAGATATGCTTATGGCAGACTTCACAAAAATTGCTGGAGAGCCAGATACAAAAACAGAAGAAAAGAGCAATGATTGATTTTACACACGAAGATATTGAACGTCTATGGACATCGATTATACACTACGTACCGGAAAGACAAAAATCAGATATGGCAATTGACTTCATAAAAAGTTTAGAAGACATCGGTGTTGAGCACGACGAAATCAAAGCATCAGCAGAATACGACCCTAAACTTGAAGAAGCGATTAGGACCGTGTTTGTAGAAGACGATGAAGAGTCAGACGGATACGGTGAAGATGACTAATTGGTATTTTGAAGTAAGCAGATCACTAGATAAGATTCCAGATTGCACAGCATACTTTGACAAAGAATTAATCGAAGCAAAGAAACAATGCAGAATATACGGAAATCTTGAAAAAGCATCAGCGGCATTGCCAGGTATAGTAGAAGAACGTTTTGGACAACTTCAACAACTAGAGGCTATACTTGAATACCTAAATATAGAACTTAGAAGATTGAGGTCAAAAACTTTTAAAAAGTTCTTAGAGAACTACAACCGGGCACTGTCAAGCAGAGACGCAGAAAAATATGTTGACGGCGAGGACGACGTTGTGGACCTAACAAAGATTGTCAACGATTTTGCTTTACTACGTAACCAATGGCTGGGCATAACCAAAGGACTTGATCAGAAGCAATGGCAGATCACAAACATTGTAAAACTGAGAGTCGCGGGAATGGAAGATGCCGACATCAAATAACAGAATCATATTAACGGACGTTGATGGGGTTTTACTAGAATGGGAACATCATTTCACCAAATGGATGTTGCAAAGAACACTTTTTGACGCCCGAGGAGCAAGATATCATCCATACAGGCTACTACCCGACAAAGAAAACACCTATGAAATGGCCGAACGTTTTGGATTGTCTAAGACAGAAATCCGTAAATTAATACGCGAATTCAATAGGAGTGCATGGATGGGCACACAACGTCCAATGCCGGAGTCACAGACATGGGTCAAACTGTTGGCCGCCGAAGGTTGGACATTCATACCTATTACATCTCAGACATCAGACAAGCCAGCACAGGAATTGCGTAAAAAACGATTGGGAGAACTGTTTGGCGACCACGTGTTCGTGAATTACCATATACTAGGCACCGGAGCAGACAAAGACAGTGCTTTAGCCGAATTCCACGGAACCGGGCTGTATTGGGTCGAGGATAAACCTCACAACGCCTTAGCAGGGCTCAATTACGGTTTAAACCCCATATTAATCGACCATCAATACAACCGTGACTTCGAACATCCAGACATAGTGCGTGTAAATAATTGGCAAGACATTCACAAACTTGTGTCAGGAAGAAAATGAAAATTTACGTAGGTTGGGACAGCAGAGAAGACATAGCATATCAAGTGTGTGAACACTCCATCAAGCGCAGAGACCCCTCAGCGGAAGTGATACCACTCAAACAGAACGACATGAGGGCGCAAGGAATATACACACGAGAAAAAGACAAACTTGCATCAACCGAATTTACTTTCACAAGATTTTTTGTACCTTACCTCAATGATTACAAAGGATGGGCAGTTTTTTGTGACTGTGACTTCTTATGGAAAGTTCCTGCACACAATCTTGTTAAGTTTATGGATCCCAGCAAAGCAGTTGTTTGTGTTCAGCATGATTACACACCAAAAGAGACTACAAAGATGGACGGACAGGTACAATCCGTGTACCCACGTAAGAATTGGAGTAGCATGGTTCTGTGGAATTGTGAACACCCAAAAAACAAAATGCTTACCCCCGAATTCCTGAATGAACAGACACCCAAGTTTCTACACAGGTTCTCATGGCTCGAGGATTCCGATATAGGGTCACTGCCGCACAACTACAACTGGCTTGTGGGATGGTACAGGGAGCCTGAACAGGGCACTCCCAAGATACTGCACTACACGGAAGGTGGCCCGTGGTTCGACGGATATAGAAACTGTGAGTACTCGGACGACTGGAAGAAGGAAGCAATCAATCTATTCAGTGCGTAATGAACTGGGAAAAAATAAAAACTCAACACTACTTCAAGGAACCTGTAGAACACATCTATACAAGTTCTATCTTTGACTCTAAAGAATATGACAGGTTGTATGAAAATCAAAATAACCTAAATCACCAACATTGGCAAGATTTTGACAAACAATACAGGACCGGTTTCACATTTTTTGAGGACGTCAACGACATATCTCTAAACAACGACGTGCTGTGTTTATGGTTTTTCAAAGAGCGAAGCGACAGAGGCGTGAGCACAATGATAAATCTGGATGGCAAACTTATTACGTATTTTCCAAACGCTTTCCTAATCACGACTAGTAAAAAAATCAAGTTCGAAGAAAAACAAGAGCCATACATACGGAGACCTGTTGTGCAACTGGATATGCCATTAGACACATACAACAGCATCACAAGTAAGTTTCAAAAGTAAATTTTATCAATTTGGTTTATTCCGTCGTGAGTGTCAATTACTTGTGAGTTCTTGAAACCCAAGTTCGTCATAAAATCATCCATTTGTTTTTCGTGTGGCATGTCTGGAAATTGTTTGTTGGGATGGATGTTAACTTCTTGAATAACATAGGTTGCCCTCTGGAAAATTTTTGGAGCACCTTGCATTATCATTATTTCTGCTCCTTGTACATCTTGCTTGATTAGATCGTAATCCGCATCTTCGCCGATTACCTGTCCAAGTGTCTTCATCTGGCGTGTCTCATAGTCTTTGAATATTCCAAACAACGTGGAACCTTTTGTATAGGTTATTTTTTTCCTATTTCCTTTGTCGATCTCTCGTAGATAAATTTTTACTTCTTTCTCTTGGTCTCCTAGCACAGCGATATGTACGTCTTCCGTTAGCATTTTTAATCTTCCTTCGTGTTTTTGTCCTGCTTCTATGCAAGTGTAATGAGCATCCGGCCAAATGCTTTTTACATTCTTGGTCCAGAAACCATTCCATGCTCCTATGTCTAGAATCTTGGATGGTGTGAAATTTTCTTTTATTTTTAAATTTCTTAGGTAATCGTACATCATTCTTTATAAAATTCCTTTGTCCATCAATATCTCAACAGCAGTGCCATTTTCAAACTCTTCGGGCGTGAATTGTTGATATGCAAGGCTGTACAACCATGGCTCTGGGTCAGCATAATATGGTTCTTCAATATCCTCGAGGTGCACGTTGCCCATGGGTTCAGCGAAACTTTTTCTATGGCAAAAAACAGGCACGCCCATACATACTGCCTCCACTGCACTGATACTACAACTAGTCACACACGCCCAAGCGTCCTTCAAATCCTCGGATAGGGGCACCTTGGCCTCACTTGGTCCTGATGTGCCCCTGCCCCTAGGCTTGTGTCGAAGTCTGATCGGTCTGTCTGTATATCTTTTCAGTGATTCTATGGTATTGGTTGTCCAATTGACCTGGTCCAAATAATTATGAATTCCTGCCGAGCTAGGGCACACTAAAATGTGTTTGCCTTTAAGTGTGGGAGCGGCAATTTTGATTTTGAATTGATCAAATCTATCTGACCTGCAATCTTTGATAAACCTTGCATGTATAGTGTTTTTACATATCCTCCAGAAATGATTATCTGGCCTAAGGTTGCTGTTGTCAAACCTACCAAAATAGGGGGTATCAGTAAACCAAAAGTTTTGTCTTCTTGCCTCAAGTCTTTTAACCATTTGTAAGTTGTTTGCAACAAATCCCCAAAACATAGAATTGTCAGCGGCTTGTGATTGTTTTGCGTTGTCTAAAACCGTCACCTGGTCGGGCCAGGACTTTTGAACTCCTTCAAAAACTTCCCATGCCTTGCTTTTTTTATTTTTAAATGGAGCGTAAATTGTTAGCATCTATAAATTCTTTCAGTAAATTTGCCCATTGTCTATGCCCTTCCGTGGATGGATGTGGATCATTGGGACTGACAATCAAGTTCTTTTCTGCGATAAATTCCATTTGACTTATTCCTGGATTAAAAAATCTCTGCATGTTTATCGCTTTCTTTATCACGTCAAAATCCGACACACCGCTTTCGAAATCATTTGGCAGGCTGTTGTACATCACGTACGGAATACGTTTGCGCTCAAAATAATTCTGTAAATCAAACACATTGTCAAGAAAATTCATAATTAGGTTGTTTTCGATGTCCCATCCTCTGTTGGATCTTAGAAAACTTACGTTGTCTAGGGTTTTCCATGTTCTCCAAGTCAAATCTGTACCAGGAATCCTGTCTTTTTTCCAACCATCATTTGTCACGTAATCATTTCTATGAGAACTAGACCAACCAATGACTGCAAATTTATCTTTTGTATCATTCTGCTCGAACCAAACCTTTGTGCTGAAACTAATACGATCGTTACCCCTACCACCCATGGCCAGGTTGACCAAGTCTGTTTGATACTCTTTGGCTAAAATTTTTGCGGTGTGGGTTTCTACTCCATCTTTTGGTCGATCAGTCAAAAAACTGCAACCGTTTGAGAATATTGTCATGTGTGTCATTATAGCATAATTATTATTTGAATGCCAGCAAAAAACATAAATGACATACGATTTTTTACAGATCGTTGGGAAACAATAGACCGAACTTACGAATATGATGTAAACTATCATCCATCTGTGCCCTCAAAATTTAAATCTTTACCAACTTTTGTTTCGGAGTTTTATGATTGTAAAGTCAATAGTTGTCCCGTGTTGCTGACCAGAGACAATCAACTGGTCTCTGACTTTATCTGGGGGCTAAGATCTAATACCAAGCACAAACCCAGTAAGACACATAAACTATGGTCATTCTGGGGCGAGTCGGTCGATATAAAACTGCCACAGGTGACCGAAAACTTCAACGAGTCAAACTTGTATGTTTGGTTACCAGTTGACGAATACTGCGTTGGCAATCCATGGCACATTTGGATAGATGTGATTTCAAAGTTCAGGCTAGTTGAAAAGCGTTGGTCAACTAATTTTGCCAATTACTGTTTTATACTTGCAAACAAAAGTCCTTATCTTGAAAAAATTTGCAAAGCGTTGTTTCCAGATGTGAAGATTGTTGTCATGCCAAAGGGTGAAACTTGGCATTTCAAACACCTAATTGTTCCTAGCCTCAGCAATTCTGATGATGGTGTAATTGTTCCACCATTGGCTCAATGGCTAAGGCATTTCAAAGGACTCCCTAAACTAAAAGAAATCAAACCCGACAAAAAGATTGTTGTTCTGAGGCCGGGCGCAACGTCTAGAAGAATCACTAATTCGGACGAACTACTATTAAAATTAAAAGGATGGCACACAGTAAGTTTAGAAACAATGTCCATAGAAGACCAAATGCGTGTGTTTGCGGAATCGACTCATGTACTAGCGGCACACGGTGCAGGACTAACAAATCTTCTGTGGTGTAATCCTGGAACCAAGGTCATAGAGATACAGGACAGGAACATGTTACACAAAAAGGTATACCCGTTGTTGTCTTACCACCTGGGTCTGAAACATGAATTGTATATAGCAGACAGTGAACGGATTCATTTGCAGGGCGGAAAGAGGCCTAAGGGCATAAAAAGATTTAGTGACATGATCGACTTCAAAATCAACATACCGGAAATAATGGAGATATTAGATTGATGCACTCCATACTTAAAAATTTCAAGGCAGTTGTAACTGATCCATATCCACATTTTATAATAGAAGACGCATTACCTTGGGATCTTTACTCTACACTGGAACATGAATGGCCTGCTGAACAGATGCTATCTACCAAACCCTATGATAATGGTGTATGCTACAGGTTGAAAGCGGACGTTATGCTGAAACAAGGTGAAGTGTCTGAGACATGGAGAAATTTCTGTGAGTATCACACATCGGTTGAATTCTTTGATGAGGTTAGAAATATATTCAAAGATTACATAGAACCATTACAAGGCAAACTGGGAGCTCGGGGTTGGGCAGAAAATGATGCAGAGGTTTGGACTGACTGCCAGACTGTGATGCATAAGCCTATCACCTAT